AGCAAAACATGCACCCCGGTCAAAAGCCAACCAAACTTCGCGCTGGCGGTAAAACAAATGCCGATATGCTCAAGTATGGTCGCAATATGGCGAAGGTAATGAACCAACGTAGCTCTGGACGGGGTAAATAACATGGCGACATACAAAGTACCCAAGACGGTTCCAACCGTTGTTGTTGGCGAAGCTGACAATAAAAAATACATGAAAGACCTAAACGTCTCTGAGGCGAACAATCGCAGCAATGACTACAAGCCCACCAAGACCAGCGGTATCAAAATCCGTGGCACTGGCGCGGCAACCAAAGGCGTGATGGCTAGAGGCCCGATGGCATGAACTACAGCGAGCTTGTAACCGCCATTCAGTCGTACACGGAGAATCAGTTCCCCGATGTATACCTTGCTGATGGATCGACTGAGAATTCAACCGCTCAGATAAATCGGTTCATCGAGCAGGCTGAGCAGCGCATTTACAACTCAGTTCAGTTCCCGTCGCTTCGTAAAAATCAATACACACCCATCACTGCAAACAACAAGTACGTGTCTTTGCCAAATGATTTTTTGTCCGTGTATTCGTTGGCATTGGTAACTGGTGTCGTTGGCGGAAATTTAGATACAGGTACGTTTGAGTATTTACTCAACAAGGATGTGAACTTCATCCGTCAGGCGTATCCAAGCCCCAATGACACAGGCGAGCCAAAATACTACGCACTGTTTGGCCCAACGATTGTCAGTTCAGCAATCACCAATGAATTGTCAATCATCCTTGGCCCCACACCTGATGCAGCGTATTACGTTGAGCTTCACTACTATTACTACCCAGAGTCCATCACCACCGCGACCACAACATGGTTGGGTGACAACTTTGATTCCGTTTTGCTGTACGCCTCATTGGTGGAGGCTTACACTTTTATGAAGGGTGAGCAAGACATCATCACGTTGTACGACACCAAGTTCAAAGAAGCACTTGCGTTGGCAAAACGTCTGGGAGATGGCATGGAGCGTCAAGACGCTTACAGGTCTGGACAATACAGACAGGCGGTGACTTGATGGCGTTCACGGGAAACTTCTCTTGCAACACGTTGCGAGCAGGGCTGGCAAACGGGTCGATCAACTTGACCTCGGATACATTCCGGCTGGCCTTGTACACCAATGACGCGACGCTGGACGAGACCACCACAGCCTACACCACAACCGGAGAGGCATCTGGCGGGAACTATGTAGCGGGCGGGGAGATCGTAACGACCACCGTCACATCGCAGACAACAGCATCTGGCAGCATCACGTATGTGTCGTTTTCTTCTCCATCATGGACTGGAGCCATCACAGCACGGGGCGCTTTGATCTACAAGGCTGGAGACAATGGCGCAGTTTGTGTTTTGGACTTTGGGAACACAAAAACATCAACCAATACATTCACCGTGACGATGCCTGCCAACACAAGCACGTCAGCACTCATAAGGATTGTGTAATGCTGGTAACAACAACCAAAGGCGAAATGGACGACTCTCTGCTTGAAAAGCGTGAGGGTACAGTCGATAATGACAATGAACTCACCACATGGGTTGAGTATTGGTTGGATGGAGAGCTTGTCCACCGTTCCGCGCATGTAACTTTGAAGAAGCCTCCCGCATTTGTTGGTGGCGAAGCAGCTTCGTTTTAAGGAGAACTTAAGTGGCAAACACCCAATCTATGTGTACCTCGTTCATGGGCGAGTTGATGACTGCAACTCACAACTTTGGCACTGCGCCAACCCGCGCAACATCCGCAGCCGACACCTTCAAAGGGGCGTTGTATTTGGCTTCCGCCACAATAGACGCTTCGACCACCGTGTACTCCACAACTGGAGAGGTGACTGGTGCTGGCTATTCGCCCGGTGGCGTGACGGTAACCAACGCAAACCCACCCACTGCAACCAACGCATCAACAACCGCAGGCGTAGCCTACTGGACACCCTCTGCCAGTTTGACCTACACCTCGGTGACTTTGACCACAGCGTTTGATGCGGTGTTGATCTACAACTCCACGCAGAGCGACAAGGCGGTGTCTGTCCACACGTTTGGTTCACAGACCATCACGGCTGGTACTTTCACTTTGACAATGCCTGCAAACACAACCTCGACTGCCCTGTTGCGTTTAGCCACAACCTAAAGCGGAGGCGGCGCAGGCCGTAAACCATGTTTGGTATATCCGCATACGCCCAGTCGCCGTACGCCGCTCTAGGCGAGAACAATGTCGTCGTAGCCCTGACGGGTGTATCTGCGACTGGTAATGTCGGTTCTGTTGCGGCGGTAAATGCGGTTGCCCTGTCCGGCGTTGTGGCGGCGGGTAATGTTGGGTCTGTCACAGAGACAAACACAACTCCCGAGACAGGCGATCAGGCCAACGGTTTTGTTGGGACGGTTGGGGCAAACATCTCTGTTGCCCTGACAGGTGTCTTGTGTCACCCTGATGTTGGCGGTGTAGACGAGAACAACACCCCTGAGATTCAGGAAGTCCATGCCAATGGTTACGCTGGCATAACCACACCCACCCTCTCTATTGCGCTGTCTGGCGCTGGGGCTTCAGGGGCGGTTGGGTCTGTAACACAAACTCTAGAAGTTGCGCTTTCAGGCGTTCAAGCCTCCGGCGCTGTTGGGACAGTCGGTTACAACGAGTCGGATGCAACATCTGGCGATGTAGCGATAGGTTCAGTTGGCACATTTTCACCCAATTTGTCTGTCGCCTTGTCTGGTGTGGCAGCTTCTGGCGCGGTGGGGTCTGTTACACAAAGCCAGTCAACAGCTTTGGCGGGGGTTCAGGCGGTTGGAAGCGTCGGATCAGTTGGGCTGACAAAATCTTTTGCGCTGTCAGGTGTTCAAGCCGCAGGCGCAGTCGGGAATGTGGTCGCGCTCTACTGGAAGTTGGTAGATGACAGCCAGACCGCAAACTGGCAAAATGTGAACAATTCTCAAACTGCTGGCTGGGCGCTGGTCAACAACGCAGAGACATCCAACTGGGCGTTGGTGGACAACTCAGAAAATCCGAACTGGGCGTTGGTAGACAACTCAGAAACCCCTGACTGGACTTTGGTTGAGACGGATTAAGGACGCACATGGCTTTTGTACTTGCAGACCGAGTTAAAGAGACGACCACAACGACGGGTACGGGAACAGTGACTCTGCTCGGAGCATCGACTGGGTATCAATCCTTCTCAGCCATTGGCAACGCCAATACCACCTACTACACCATCGCTGGACAAAGCGGGTCGGAATGGGAAGTCGGGATTGGCACATACACGTCGTCAGGCACAACGCTGTCCAGAGACACGGTGCTGGCTTCAAGCAACGGCGGATCATTGGTGGTTTTCAGCGCCGGGACAAAGGATGTGTTTGTCACCCAGCCCGCAGAAGCTACGACAGTCTCAAGCAACAACCCGGGTACAAGCGGGTACTTGCTGACATCAAACGGTACAGGCGTGGCTCCGTCGTGGCAAGCAAATACTGGGGCGACCGCAGATCAGGCGTACTTTCTCTCTTTTATGATGGGCTGACATGGCAACATATACAAACACCTCTTACGTCGCCAAGAATGTTGGCACATCTGCGTCCACGTTGACCACGGTGGCTTCAGCCACAACTGCGGCGATTGCCAGTTTGGTGGTAGCAAACACGACGACTTCTCCCATCACTTGTGACGTTTACATCACCCGGTCTGCGGTGGACTACTACTTGGTCAAGACAGCTACTGTGCCGGTTGGCGGATCGCTGGAGGTGATTCAAGGTAACCGTGTGGTGCTGATTGCATCTGATGCGCTCAAGGTTGTATCCAGCGCAGCGACATCAGCGGATGTGGTTGTTTCAGTATTGTTGGCGGCGTAACATGGCATTCATAGGCAACACCAACACCACGCAAGCGTTTACACCCGCTGTAGATTATTTCAGTGGCAACGCATCGACGACAGCGTTTACGTTGTCCAGACCCGTTGCGTCTGTTGCTCAGGTGCAAGCAGTTGTCAACAACGTAGCGCAGAACCCATCGTCTGCCTTCACGGTCAGTGGCAACACCATCACGTTCACCTCTGCCCCGTCCAGTGGCACGAACAACATCTATGTGTATTACACAAGCCCGATCACGCAGGTGATTGCGCCAAGTCAAGGTACGGTTGGGCCAGTTCAATTGGACTATGCAACCCTAAACGGCACTGGGGCGCTTACTATGCCATCTGGCACAACGGCGCAAAGACCGAGTAGTCCGACTGTTGGGATGATGCGATACAACACTACCGTATCAAAGTATGAGGTGTACGCACCTACTGGATGGCAGTTTCTTTTATCCGGATACAACATTGAATACCTTGTGGTTGCTGGCGCTGGTGGGGGCGGTCGCTCGGAAAACTCGGCTAGTGGTGACGGTGGCGGGGGTGGCGGTGCTGGAGGTTTTAGAACAGGCGCAAGTTTGCCTATTACCGTCGGGACAATATATGCCGTAACTGTTGGCGCTGGTGGCGCGGGGTCAACTTCCGCCGCCGCAAAAGGCACTAACGGCTCTGACTCAGTTTTTTCTTTTATCACTTCAACAGGCGGTGGTGGAGGTGGCTCTGACAACGCCACCACTGCTATTAACAACGGTGCGGATGGTGGTTCTGGCGGTGGTGCGGCAAGTCTTTTCCAAACCGCAACAACTGGCGGTTCTGGAAACACCCCATCAACTAGCCCATCTCAAGGTTTTGCTGGTGGTAGCCTTGTCGCCCCTATAAGCCCAGCAGAGGGAAGAGCAGGTGCTGGTGGTGGTGGTTCTTCGCAAGCTGGAAACACTAAAAATGGAAACATCGGCGGTGCTGGCGGTAACGGTACTGCTTCTAGCATTTCTGGCTCATCAGTTACTTACGCTGGTGGCGGTGGTGGTGGGACTGGCGGTAGCACTGCTCCTCTAGCTGGCGGGGCTGGTGGTACGGGTGGCGGCGGTGCTGGCGGCGGAGTAAACACCAATGGAACGGCTGGGACTACCAATCTAGGCGGTGGGGGTGGTGGTGGCGGCCAATCATCAGGAACTGGTGGTAATGGTGGCTCAGGCGTTGTCATCTTGTCCATTCCAACCGCAAACTATTCTGGAACAACCACAGGTTCTCCAACAGTCACCACATCAGGTTCAAACACAATTTTGACATTTACTGGTAGCGGGTCATACACCGCTTGAGGATAAACATGGCGCACTTTGCAAAAATTGGTTTAAACAACACAGTCACAGAAGTTTTGGTCGTTGCCAATCGGGAGACAATGGATTCCAACGGCGTTGAGCATGAATCTATTGGCATTGAGTTTTTGAAAACTCTGACAGGCCACGAAACTTGGGTACAAACCAGCTACAACGGCAACATCCGCAAAAACTACGCTGGTATTGGGTACACATACGACAGTCAGCGTGATGCGTTCATTCCGCCCCAACCATACCCAAGCTGGACGTTGAACGAAGAAACCTGCAATTGGACTGCCCCTGTTTTGTATCCTGCTGATGGCAAGATGTACCAATGGGATGAAGCCACAACAAATTGGATTGAGGTAACGTAATGCCAATAAGCACAATCAGTCAGGCAGGTTTGGACGCTCCCATATCTCTAACCAGCCCAACACTGACAACACCAAACATTGACTCAGCACAGATTGCTACTGTGTCAGGCACTGCACCTTTGTATATGGCAAGGGCTTGGGTGAACTTTAAAGGTACGGCTACCGTTACTATCCTTGCATCTGGTAATGTGACCAGCATTACAGACAATGGCACGGGCGACTACACAGTCAATTTCACAACTGCTATGCCTGATGCAAATTATTTTGTATCAAATGGTGGTTCAGGCAATGGAACGAGCGCACCCGGCAGTTTTGTATTTGTACTCAAAGGCACAACAGCCCCAACCACAACCGCTGTAAGAATTGCATCAATTTACATTAACGGCACTTATCAGGATGGTGACCCAATTGGGGTTGCTATTTTTCGTTAAAAGGAGAAACCGTGAACTCAAGAATCATTTACCCAACAGACGATGGTGTAGCCATCATTGTTCCTGCACCCGAGTGCGGTTTAACCATTGAGGAAATTGCCGCCAAGGATGTTCCTGCTGGCAAGCCTTACAAGATTGTGGATGTTGCTGACATTCCAACAGACCGCACATTCCGTAACGCATGGGAGTACACAGAGTGATTACCATCAACATCAACAAAGCCAAGGGCATTGCCCACGACATCCGCCGTGCCGCACGATCAGAGGAATTTAAACCCTACGACGACGCCATTGCCAAACAGATTCCCGGACAGATGGAAGGCGCAGAAGCGGCAAGAGCAGCAATTAGAACCAAGTATGCAGACATGCAGACAGCCATTGACGCAGCCGCAACCGTAGACGAAATCAAAGCAGCCATGCCATGAGCTATATCGGCAACACACCAATCTCAGTAGCCTTCCTGACTGACACGTTCAGCGGGACGGGAAGTCAGACTGCGTTCACCATGACGGTGGCTCCGGCAAACACGTCGTCTGTTCTTGTGTCTGTGACTGGTGTGGTGCAAGACCCGTCTACATATTCTGTGTCGGGGACAACGCTGACATTCTCTGCTGCCCCGCCGAGCGGGACAAGCAACATCTCTGTTCGTTACCTTGGCATACCAGCATCTGGCGTGACCACCACAGCCTACAGGACAGTGACCAATTTCACTGCGACCGCAGGACAGACATCGTTCTCAACCCCAAGCTATACCGTTGGCTACATTGACGTATACAGAAACGGTGTGCGCCTTGCCTCAACAGATTTCACAGCTACCACAGGAACAACAGTTGTCTTGGCTAACGCATGTACGGTAGGCGACACAGTCACCACAGTGAGCTTCTATGTCTCCAGTGTGTTGAATGCAATCCCTGCAACGGCGGGTAGCGTGTCGGATAGTTATATTGTTGGAATGTCGGCGTCTAAGTTGACAGGTACTCAAACCATTCCAAAGGCTACATTGCCTACGGGGTCTGTGTTGCAGGTGGTGCAAGGAACATTTAGCACTCAAACAAGTCTAGTAGGAACAACACTAACCGCTACTGGGTTAACTGCAACTATTACACCCACAAGCAACACAAGCAAGATCTTTATAACTGTTTACATTCCTGCTTATAACAGCAGTAACGCCGCTAATGCTGGATATTTTCTGTATAAAAACGGTAGCAGTCATCTTCAGTTAGCTTATTATCAAGGTTCAGCTAGTCAAGTTGCATTACCTTACACCGCTGTAATTCTTGATTCTCCAGCAACAACTTCTGCAACTACTTACGCCATATACGCACAAACAGCGGCGGCGGCAACAATGATTTGGGCTTTTGGTAACCTTCAATGTAATATCACTTTAATGGAGATTGCGGCATGATAGATAAACACAATGCTATTTTTGCAACATATCCACAAGTAACTGTTATCCGTGGTGATGAGGCATTTGACGCTAACGGCAGCCCTGTCGCCTATGACGAGGCAACAGTACAAGCCTACATTGATTCCCATGCTTACATAGCCAAACGTGCTGCTGAGTACCCACCAATCACAGATTACCTTGATGGCGTAGTCAAAGGTGACCAAGCGCAGATTGATAAGTACATTGCTGATTGCCAAGCAGTCAAAGCAAAATATCCGAAGGTGTCCACATGACCAACGCAGTAACCATTGCCCAACAAGGCTCAAACAACACCACCTTCCGCAATCGCATCATCAATGGTGCGATGGTGATTGACCAGAGGAATGCGGGGGCGAGTGTTACTGCTACTGCGGATATATATTGCGTAGATAGATGGGCGGTTGGATATGGAACAACAGTAAATGCTTTTACAGCCCAACAATCAACAACTGTACCATCAGGATTTAAAAACAGTCTTTTAATAACTGCCGGTACAGGTGCTTCCGCTGGCGCTGGTGGTTACGCATATTTGCGCCACATGATAGAAGGATTGAATGTTTATGACTTGGGTTGGGGTACTGCATCAGCTTCGACAATAACAATTTCTTTTTGGGTAAGGTCATCACTGACTGGCACATTTGGGTTTGTTCTTAGAAATAGTGCCGCTGATAGAGCTTATGGCGCAACATTTACGATTTCTTCTGCAAATACATTTGAATATAAAACCGTAACAATTCCCGGAGATACTTCTGGAACTTGGTTGACTACAAATGGCATAGGTATTGGTTTGTTTTTTGATCTTGGTGCTGGTACAAATACAGCAGTAAGTTCTGGTTCTTGGCAAACATTTTCAAATGCGCTAGGTGTTTCTGGTGTAACAAAACTTACCGCAACAACAGGCGCTACGTTTTACATCACAGGCGTACAGCTTGAAAAGGGAAGCACTGCATCCCCGTTTGAGTATCGTTTGTATGGGACTGAGTTGCAGTTGTGTCAGAGGTACTATCAAACAATGTGTAACTTTGTAGGAACTAGCGGAAATGGTGGTGGAACAAGGGTTGCTGCGGCAATTCAATTTACTCCTATGAGAGCCGCGCCAAGCCTCTCTGTATCCGGGGCAATTGGCGTAACAAACTATGGGACAGCATCATTTACGCAGTCGTCAGGTTCTATAACTTTAGAAAACGCTAATTATGGAAATACATTTAACTCGTTGTATTTCTCATTGAGCAACTTTTCTGGTTTGACGGCTCAATACACATATATCTCTTACAACTCAGTCAATGTAATTCAACTTTCTTCGGAGCTATAAATGTATAAGCAGTACAAAAACATTGAAGGAACTGTTGTTGACTTTGCAATTATTCGTACAAGCGATAACGCTTGCATTCCATTTGACCCCGCCAATACAGATTACCAAGAGTACCTGCGCTGGCTCGAAGCTGGCAACACACCAGAACCCGCAGACGAGGTGAACAATGGCATTAACTAAAGTAGCTTCTTCAATGGTTGGTGACGGCAGTGGACAAGCGTTCAACCCGTCAGTGCCAATCTACGAAAACACCAAGACAGTGACAACTTCGTACACCATCACGGCTGGGGCGTGCGCCATGTCTGTCGGGCCGATCACATTGTCGGCGGGGGTAGTGGTCACCATTCCATCTGGCTCACGTTGGGTTGTCCTCTGATCGAAAAGGAAAAATATGTCATCAGTTGTCATTTCGGGAGATTCAAGCGGAACCGTGACACTTGCCGCTCCTGCTGTTGCTGGGACTACCACGATTACTGCGCCAGCGGTATCAGGGACTATGGTTGTATTACCAACAACACCAAGTATGGTTCGTTTAAATACTGATAATGGGAATGGCTCAACAAACACAGCCATTAGACGCTACACCACAACAGTTACAAATCAAGGCAGTGATATTACCTATGCTGATTCTGCAACTTTGGGGGCTTCATTTACCATCAATACATCAGGTATTTATGCGGTTAGCATGGGATTTGCTACTGGTACAGCAGGTGCGCAGTTTGGTGTTTCGCTAAATTCCACGCAATTGACAACATCTTTTCCAAGCATTTCAATATCTAGTCAACTTTGCGAAGCTACTGTATCTGCTTCTGGATATGTGTCAACTGCGGCAACAACTCTTTACTTACCTAGCGGTTCTGTATTACGACCTCATACCGTAGTAAGTGCCACTTCTGTCGGAAATAGTATGTTCACAATTGTGAGGGTTGCTTAAAAATGTCAATACTTGTTTTAACTTCTGACACGCTGATTGGTACACCAGCCACAGGCAACCTTGAATACAACGGACAGTTCTTTGGGACTGACAGCAATGCGTCTCGGGCGCAGTTGCAGAGGATTGTGTTGTCTACTGCTGTTGCGTCTACCAGTGGGACATCTATTGATTTCACTGGTTTGCCAGCGTGGGTTGAGAAAATAACAGTCATGTTTCAAGGCGTGAGTACGAATAGCACTGCTCTTTGGCTATTGCAACTTGGTACTTCTAGCGGGGTAACAACAAGTGGGTATCTTGGTCAAGCTTTTAATGCCGCTGGAAGTGTATCTTCCGCTTTTTCTGCTGGATTTACTCTTTTAACTGATTCCGCTACTGGACATATTTGTCATGGGCTTGTACAAGTAGTAACGCTTGGGTCAAATAATTTTGCAATGAGTGGGAACTTGGCTAGGTCTGATGCCTTTAACGCATATCAATCGGCTGGCTCTGTTGCTCTTGGCGGTGTTCTTGATCGCGTACGCATCACGACAGTTGGTGGCACGAACACCTTTGACGCTGGAACTATAAATATTTTGATAGAGGGTTAAGCAATGGCAACAGTCATCGATGGTTCAGCAAGCGTAACAATCAACTCAGGTGCGGTGCTGGGGATTACCTCTGGCACTGCGGTTGCCTCTACATCAGGTACAAGCGTCAACTTTACTGATATACCAAGTTGGGTGAAGCGGATTACGGTGATGTTAAGTGGGGTTAGTACGAGTGCAGCGTCGAACATTTTGGTGCAGATTGGTTCTGGCTCAGTTACCACAAGTGGATATTTAAGTGGCGCAAGTAACTATGTTGCATACACAAGTGCTACAACAGGATTGCTTGCTACATATAATAATTCAGCCGGATCAACATGGGGTGGAGCGATTGAAATTAGGTTAATTAATCCTTCAACAAATGCTTGGGTTTCAAGCGGTATTTTGAATGACTCTAGTGCTGGTGCTCAAGTTATTAGCAATGCTGGTTCAGTAGCCCTATCCGGCACACTAGACCGCGTTCGTATCACTACCGTCAACGGCACTGACACCTTTGACGCTGGCTCAATCAACATCCTTTACGAGTAAACACCATGACACACAGAATCGTTGTAAATGTCCAAACTGGTGAAACCACCATTGTTGAGTACACACCTGAAGAACAAGCGGCACATGATGCGGCAGTAGCGGCACAGCTTGCAGAGGCAGAGGCACAGGCACTTGCAGAGGCTCAGGCTTTGGCAGAGGCACAGGCGGCACAGCAAACCACTTCACCCGAACAAACGCCATGACCCCAGAGTTACAAAAGTATTACGAAAATCGGTTTGAAACGATGGGTAGCCAAGGCTGGAAGGATTTAATTATTGATATTGACAATATGATAGAGTCACTCAATAATATAAGCGTAATTCCTGATGAAAAGACCTTGATGTTCAGAAAAGGTGAACTTTCCATCTTGACTTGGCTGA